ATGGTCACCGACGGTCGCCCGGCGATCGGGTGCCTCTCCGTGATCGCGCTCGCGCTGCTCGTGTGGGGGCTGCTCGGCTACATCGCGTGCGGCTGCTTGAGGGCGTCGTGATCCCTTGGCGCTGCCTCATCTTCGGGCACGTTCGGGCGTGGATCGTCGCGCGCGGCGACACGCTGCACGTGCAGTGCTCGCGCTGCCTCCGGCTCAGTCCAGGCGTGCGCGTCTAACCCGTTCCTCGAAAGGCGGTGCCGTATGCCGATCTTCGCGCGTGAACCTGAAAGCCGTTTCTCGCCGTGCCCGGAAGGGCTGCACCAGGCCGTCTGTGTCGACGTGGTCGACCTCGGCATGATGGTGACGCAATGGGGCGATAAGCCCAAGGTCCGGATCGTGTGGCAGATCGACGAGGTCGATCCGGTGACGGGCCGCCGGTATGACGTGCGCGGGATGTACACGCTGTCGCTATCGGAGAAGTCCACGCTCCGCAAACACCTCGAATCATGGCGCGGGCGTAAGTTTTCTCCCGCCGAGCTCCGCGGGTTCGACCTCGAGAATTTGATCGGCATCAACTGCCAGCTGCAAGTCATTCACAACCTCAGCGACGAGGGCCGCACGTTCGCCAACGTGCAGGCGATCGTCCCGGCCAACGCCAAGGCCCCGAAGATTGCGCCTGACGGCTACGTGCGCGAACGCGACCGCCTGCCGACCGACGCGCGCCCGACGGCCCCCGCCGCGCTCGACGAGGTTCCCTTCTGATGCCCTCGAGCGCGACGCGCCACGACACGCCGCACGGCCGCTATTACGACGTGGACGGCGAGTCGTTCCCCTCCGTCACGCACGTGCTCGGCGTGATCGGCAAGCCCGCCCTGATTCAGTGGGCCGCGAACCAGGAACGCGACCTCGTGACGGAGGCCGCCGCCGACCTCTACCTCGATCTACTCAAGGCCCAACCGATGTCGCGGCCGGTCTACACGCTGACGCTGGCGGGCCGCCTCGGCACCGTGCGCGCGCACCGCCGCGCCCTCGAGCGCGCCGGCGCTATCGGCGCGCAAACGCACGCGCTGATCGAGTGGCACCTCCGCCAACAGATCGGGCAGACCGTGGGGAAAGAGCCCGACGCCGCCGACCCGGCCCGGTGGGCGTTCGTCGCGTTCCGCAATTGGGCGGAGTCGGTCGACCTCAAGCCGCTGTTGATCGAGCAAACGGTGTGGAGCCGCACGCACCGCTACGCCGGCACGATGGATCTGCTCGCGGAGGTCAACGGCGTGGCGACGCTGGTCGACTTCAAAACGGGCAAGGCCGTCTACCCGGAAGCGCACTTGCAGAACGTCGCCTATCAGGTGGCGTTGGCCGAAATGGGCCACCAGGCGCCCGCTGGCGGGCTGATCGTGCGCCTGCCAAAGGTTCGCACCGATCCCGATTTCGAGCTCGCCGTGGTGCCGCCGGTGGCCGAGCTGTTGCCGGTGTTCCTGGCCGTGCGGCGCGTGTGGCAATGGGCGACGGACGCGGAGGCGGCCAAGCTCGCCGCCAAGGGGGCCGCGTGAGCCCGGAGACGCGCGCCGCGCTGCACTCGTGCTGCCACGTCATGCGGCTACTCGCGGACGCGGTCGCCGTCGCGATCGAGGAATGCGAAAAAGATTCGCACGCTGACGAAATTTCTTCGGTGACCCACGCTGACCCGTTGGACCCAATCGAAGAAGTTTCGTTGTACGAAGGAATTTTGCATTCGGCCGTCGCGGACGTTGGCACGGACCCTGCTCAGATCTCACGTACGTACGTACCGGATCTTAATGATCGTACGTACACACAAAGCGGAGATATGGGGGAGTCTGAGGGGGAAAAGAACCCTGCTCCATTGACAGCGGAATTTTGTCTCACGAACGACCCTAAGCCGCGACTGAAGTTTTTCAACGCCGCGCTGTTCGCGCAGTTTTGGGCCGCCTACCCGTGGAAGGTCGGCAAGAAAGACGCGATTGCGGCGTTCACCGTGATCGATCCAAACACGGGCCTTGTCGCGCGGTTTCTCGAGGCGATCGAGCGGCAGCGGCAATCGGATCAATGGTGCCGCGGGTTTATCCCCAAGCCCGCGACCTGGTTGCGCGGCGAGCGGTGGGCCGACGAGGTCGAGGCCACGCCGCCGCCGGGCAGCTCCGCCGCCAAACGGATCGCGATCGTCAAGCGCGCCATGGGCCCGCGCGCCGATGGCGGCTCGTGGCGCGACCGCTGCACGCACGATCCGGAATGCGACACGCCGACGGGGTGCGAGCTCCGGCGGCAGCGCGAGGGGATCGCGTGACGTGCGCGATCTGCGGCCTCGTGGTCGGCACGGGCCTGTACCGCGACGGTAAAGGCGATCCGGTGCATCACTGGTGCCGGGAGATCCGCGTGCGCGTGCAGGCCGCGGCGGAGGCAATCAAGGCGACCGGCACGCCGCCGCGCGCCAAGCGGCAGTCGACGCGCCGGGTGCGCCGATGAGGGGCGACTCGATCCTCGAGCTCGAGGTCATGCGGCGGCGCGTGCCGTCGATCGCGCCGCTCACCTTCGGCTCGTTGTTCGCGGGCATTGGCGGCTTTGACCTCGGCCTCGAGCGCGCGGGCCTCCGCTGCGCGTGGCAAGTCGAGATCAATCCGTTTTGCCGTGCGGTGCTGGCCGAGCATTGGCCCGACGTACCGCGCTACGCCGACGTGCGCGAGGTCGGCGCGGCCGTCCTGGCGCCGGTCGATCTGATCTGCGGAGGGTTTCCGTGTGTCGACATTTCCAACGCCGGGAAACGGGTCGGGATCGGCGGGGCCCGATCGGGACTCTGGTCGGAGTACGCCCGACTCGTTCGCGAGCTTCGACCGCGCTACGTGCTCGTGGAGAACGTCGCAGCCCTCACTATTCGCGGGCTCGACCGCGTCCTCGCTGACCTGGCCGCGCTCCGGTACGATGCGGAGTGGGATGTGTTTCGCGCGTCCGACGTGGGCGCGCCGCACAAACGTGAGCGGCTGTTCCTCGTCGCCGTGGCCGACGCCGACGAACCGGGACGGCAAGGCGGGCGAGCACGAACCGGACGGCAAACGGGGGATCTCGCTGATCGAGTCGACGCGGAGCTCGACGGGCGACGATTGGCCGACGCCGACGGCGCGGGATCAGGAAAGCCCGGCCAAGCTGACGCGCGGCGCGAACGCGAGCCCGGGGGGCACGCCCCTGGTGCTCAAAGTGTTGGAACAGTGGCCGACGCCGACGGCGGGCGATCGGGACGCGTCGGGCTCGCGGAACCTGCCGGGCTCGCACGCGCATGCGGGGATCAGTCTGACCGACCTGGTGCTGCACGGCGGCAGCTCGACGCCGCGCGCCTGGCCGACGCCGCGAGCGGAAGATTCAGAATCGACCGGGACGCACAAGGGCCGGGCGTCGGACACGTTGACGAGCGCGGCGCGGGCCTGGCCGACGCCGAGCGCGACGGATCACAAGGGATCGTCGCAGCCGGGGCAGCGGCGCGGCCAGCTGTCGGAGGCGATCGAAACCGGCCGCCCGTGTTCGCCTACCTCGGCGCCCGCCCGCGTAATTTTTGCTGGCCCGCCGGACCCGGAGCCGACCAGCACGCATGGGAGCCGCCCCGCACGATTGCGCCTCAATCCGCATTGGGTCGCGTGCCTGATGGGGTTCCCGGCGACGTGGGCGGAGCTGCCGCTGCCGCTCCTCCGCGCGAGCGGCGCAAACAGCTAGAGGCGTTCGGCAACGCGGTCGTACCGGCGTTGGCGGAATGGATCGGCGCGGCGATCGTCGTACATGCGAACGCCCGCACGCCCCGGGACGGGACGGCGGGCGTATGAGGGCGGCGGGCGGCTCAGGCTTGCAGGACGGCCCCGCAGGCGCGGCACGTCACGTACACGTTGTTCGGCGTCGCTTCGATCAGGCGGTCGGCCTCGTCGTGCGGGCAGGCGGCGGGATTAATCAGGGCGGTGCCGACGATCCGGTCGCGCGCCATTTCGACCGCCTTGACGGTCGCGAACATATCGGGCGACGGATGGCCGACCTCGTCGAGGAAGTAGTTGATCGCCGCCAACAGGGCGTGGATCTCGTGCGCCGGGAACGCGATCGGCGTCGGCGCGTCCTCCGCCTCCGGCGTCCTCGGCGTGAGCACGACGCCACACCGGCTGCACGACTCGCACGCGTTGCGACTGTCGCGCGAGAAGCGGTACGCCGACTCCGGGTGCGGGCACGTGTCGATCACGGCGAGCAAGGCGGCGACGGCCTCGGCCGCGTCCTCGCCCTCCCACACGGTGCCGATCTCGCCGTCGGGCATCACGCCCGACACGGCGAACCGGGGGCCGTCGGGCCCGCAGTCGCGCACACCGGGCTCCGGGTGCTGGACCCACAACCGGGGCTGATCGTAATCCTGATCCATGCGGGCATCCGTGAACGACGGCGACGCGTCGTTGTGCCACGACACGTCGATCAGGCGGGCATCGGTCGCGACTACGTCGGGCACCGCGTACGCCGTGCCGAATTCCTCGATCCATTGCGTGTTCACGCCGACCTCCGGGCTTTGCGAATTTCGCGGGCGAGCGTGTCGAGGGCGAGGGCGGTCAAGCCGCGCGGGGCGGAGCGGCCTTGCTCCCAATCCTCGACGGTGCGTCCGCTGACGAGGAACCGCGCGCCGAACGTCTTGGTGTTTTCCTCAAGGGCTCCGCGCAGTGCGCTGATCTGTTTGGGGGTCATGTCAATCTCCCTGATCGTCAAAGTCGTGGCACGCGTGGCGGCAGTCGTTGCAGACCCACGCGCGATGTTCCGGGTGCTCGGTTTCGGTGAATTCGCGCACGTAGCAGAGATCACACTCGCGCACGTACTGCCCGTCGGGTTCGTTGGTCGGGTCCATGGGTTACGCCTCCGGGCGGCCGTTGCGGAGCCACCGATCGACGGTCATTTGCACGTGGTTGGCGAACGCGCACGCGCCGTCGTCGTCGGCCGGGCTCGCGAGGTCCGCGATCGTGGAGCCCTCGTCGCACAAGCCGCCCAATTCGTTCGCGTCAACGTAGTCGTGCAATTCGCTGAACGTGCGGACCTCGGTCGGGATCGTGCCGTCCGCGATCAGGCCGAGAATTTCGGCCATGGCGCGGTAGATGGCGGCACGTCGCCAGTAGCGGACCTCGGCGGGCGTGTAGATCCGCTTGGGCTTGGGCGCGCACTCGGCGTGTACGTCGTCGGTCGACTCGGCGGGCATGTCCTCGCCGCACACGCTGCACTCGCGGACGGGCACGCCCCCGTACGTGTAGCAGCGGTGCGTCCCGGCGTCCCATGCGGCGTCGACCTCCGACGCGGCAATGAGGCCGCACGGGCAGCGCGCCTCCCGCAGGCCCATGCGGGCGGCGAGGGCGATCGCGTCCGCGAGGCCCTTGGTGGCGACGCGGACGGACACGGCACGGTTGGCCGTGATCGCGTCCCGCAGGATGCGATCGCCGTCCGGGGCGGGCAGGGCGGCGAGGCGGGCCAAGTCGCCCTCGTATTCAGTAATGCGGCGGAGGACAGCTGCCTCAGCGTCGCGGCGGGCTTGCGTGGTGGCGTTCGTCATGGATCCAATATACGCCCCGCCCGTATACGTGTCAACAGTATTTTTTGTCGCGAGGCGGGATGGTGACGTTCCGCGTCGTGGCGGTGCCGGTCACCAAGGGCAGCGTGCGGGCGTTCACGCCGGCCGGCTGGACCAGGCCGGTGCTCACGAGCACGTCGACCGGCCTCAAGGCGTGGGAGCATACGGTGCGCGAGGCCGCTGCGCGGAGTCTCGAGGCCGCCGCCCCGCGCACCGTCGGGATCCGCGTCGAGCTCGCGTTTATCCTGCCCCGCCCGCAGTCGCATCCGAAGCGCCGCGCGCTGGCCCACGTCCGCAAGCCCGACCTCGACAAGCTCACGCGCGCCGTGCTCGACGCCCTGACCGGCGTCGCCTACGCCGACGACGCGCAAGTGTGCCGCCTCGTGTGCGACAAGCGGTACGCCCTCGAGACGGAACAGCCCGGCGTCGTCGTCACGGTCGGCAACGCGCACGAGGCCGCGCCGTGCTGATGCCCGATCGCTACTGCCTCCGTGGCGCGCTGTACGGCGAGCCGTGCGGGCCTCAGACGCCCGACGGCGAGCTATGCGGGCCGTGCGCTCGTCGTCGCCTGGTCGACGCGCCACGGGCCGCTGACATGGTCGAGTCGGCGTACCTCGCCGGGTACGCGCAGGGTTGGGAGGATCGCACCGGCCGCCACGACTACGGCGACCTCGACGGGCTCGCGTACTACCTGCGATCGCTGCCCGACTAGGCCCAAAGCCCTACGGGGGGAAATCCCGCACGGGTCAAAAACTTTCGTCACGTGTCTGATACATTCCGGCCATGAGTGACGCGACGACGACGCGGGCCCTGATCGCCCGTGTGATCAGTAATCTCAAGCACGCCAGCGAACAGCCGGGCTTGAACCCGACGATCGTGGATGGGCTCATCACGCCGGCGATCCGCAACCTGGAAACCGTGATCGCGCGCCTCGACGCGTACCACCGCGAGATCCGGGATCTGGTCGATACCGCGGCGACGGCCCGCGCCCTGGTCGACGGCCAGCTGCGACGCGCCGAGCGCACGCTGCAACGCCTGATGCAAATTCTCGGGCCCGACGTGCCCGCCCACGCCGAGTGTGCCGGGTGCGCGACGGAAATCGCCGCCGCCTTGGCCGAGCTGCGGGCGTACGGGATCGCGTATCAGGCGCGCAAGCCCGCCGACGAACCGGAGGATGAGGAGCGCGGTGCGTGACCTCGTATTCTCTGCCGCCGGCCGCCTCGCTCCGCTGCGCGTTCGGCACGCCGTGGATCGAGCATTGGCTCGGCCCGCTGTTCGCGTGCGTCGGTTGCGCGACGGAAACCGCCCGCCTCCGCGCAGCGGCGCGCGGCCACGCACGCCCGTAAAAACTTATACGGTCGCGCGCGGCGGCGTGTAGGCACGCGCCCGCGTAAACTTTGCCCGCGTTTGGCGCGGCAGAATTCGCCCCCAAAAAAACCGGCCGCGACCTGGCGACTCTGATTCGCAGAGTCTGAGCCAGGCACACTCAGCTTTGCATCGCAGAGTCTCGAGGCCGGAGGCCCGCCCGTCGGGCCTCGTCGTCGATCGGGCTTGACACGCTATACGGGCGGGCCGTATGGTAATCAGTATGAGAACCGACACGACGCCGATCGACAACACTGACGACGTAATTGACAGCCGGGACGTGATTGCCAGAATCGCGCACTTGACCGATCTGGCGGAGGATTGCACGTATGAGGAAGTGCAGGAATTGAACGCCTTGGAGGCATTGCAGGCGGAGGCGGAAGGATACGCGGCCGATTGGCGGCACGGCGAAGCGTTGATCAGGGACACGCATTTTGAGGATTACGCCCGGGAATTGGCCGACGATATCGGAGCCGTCCCGGCCGACGCCACGTGGCCGAACAACTGTATTGATTGGGCGGAGGCAGCGCGGCAGTTACAGCAGGACTACACGAGCGTTGACTTCGCCGGAGTCACGTACTGGATCAGGTGAACACGCCCGCCCGTCCCGCCAAAGGGCCCGCCTCCGACATGGAGTGCGGGCCCTTCGCATTTGGGGCTTGACATGCAATACGGGCGGGCCGTATCGTATCTGTATGACGAACACGCCGCACGGTGCCGCCGACACGATCATCGTGATTGCGGACGATCTGCACGAGGAACGGCCGGGCTTTTACCGGGCGTTCACGACGACGGCCGATTCTGACTCCATGTGCCCGCTGTTTGGGTACTGCACGCCCGGTCACACGTTCCGCACGATTGCGGCCGCTGCACGGGACGCACGCAAGGCGCGCCCGAACACGCCGATCTACCGCCTCCGCGACGGCAACCTCTACAACCTCCGATAACCAAACCCGACACGAGGATACGAACCATGAACAGCATTACGCTCAAGCCCGCCGACTTCGCTTCCGCCTCCATCACCGTGTTCCCGTCGTACGTGAGCAATGGGCATTGGATGATCGCAAAGTCGGCCGTTGCGAACGCGCACGTGTTCGCGAACGAGCCCGTCCTCCGGGCGTTCGCGCCCAAGGCGTACGACGTGCGATCGGGCCTCGTCGCCCGCGTCAACGACTCCGACGCCGGAGCCGATCGCATTCTGGCGGCCGTGCCGGAGGCGGAGGACGCCTACACGATCTGGACCGTGCAGCCGTGGATCCACGTGTCGCGCACGTCGCACGGCCGCAAGGGGAAGTACGTGCAGTCGGAAGCGTACGTGCTCACGGCGATCGGCGGTCACACGTGCTACGTGTCCCGGGAGTACCTCGACCGCTTCGGCGTGCAGCCGGGCGACGTGATGCACGCCGACGGGACGGCGGGCGTTGGGGCCCTCGTGTCGCCCGATCGGCTGTTCGTCGTCATGCCGGTACGCAACGACGGCAACATTGCGGGCGTGTTCGCGGAGGCGGTCAATCTGGCCCGCGTCAAGGCGGAAAACGCGGCCCGCAACGAGGCCCGCAACACGCCCGCCGCACGTGCCGAACAGCGTATGGAAGATCGACGGATTGCCAAGGCAATGAACGCTGCCAATCGCATCACGACGGCCGCCTAGTCGCCCGCCTCGTGTCGCAAGGGCCCGCCTCCGTGCGGGCCCTTTGCATGTACGGGGCTTGACAGCGTATACGGCCGTCCCGTATGCTCTAGGGTATGGACATGTTCACTCTGAAAGAAACGGCCGCCATTCTGAAAGCCGACTTGCGTCGCACGTTCCCGGGCGTGCGGTTCTCCGTCACGTCGTCGGGATGGGCCTTTACGTCAATCACGGTTCGTTGGACGGGCGGGCCCTCCGATCGCGCCGTGTACGCCATGGCCCGATTCTATGAGCGGTCGACCTTCGGCGGGCCCAATGGGCAAGATCGCGTCGACACGCCGAACACGGTCCAGCACGCCGACGGCCGTATCGGCCGCCCCGGAGCCGACTCCGTCCTACTGTTCGCCCGGGAGGCCCGCTGATGCCGCGCACGCTGGCGGAATGGTCGGCGGAATGGCCGTACCTCGTGCGACCGTGGCACGGGACGGTCGACGCCGCCACGGTCGACGCTGCCACGCCCGCCCGGGTGTACGTTACGCCCGACACGTGTGATGCGGCTCCGGGCGTGCGTGCGGCAGCGTTTCGCTTGACCGATTACGTCGTGTCGTCGGTCACCGGCGGTTCGATCTGGTTCGTCGCCCGCACGTAAACGCCCGCCCGCCTCGCCTCCCCGCACGAGCCCGCCTCCCCGGCGGGCTTTTGCTTTGTACGGGCCTCCGGGCGTATCGTGCCATGGGACGGGCACGAGGCCCGCCCGCCCGCCGATCGCCTCGTGCGGGCCCGCCATGGGCCCGCCATGGGGAAGGGGAACGTATGCCGACCAAACGGCTCGACTATCTGACACGAGCCCTTGTGTTGAAACTCCGCGCGGCGGAGCCCGATCGGTCCGTAGCAGACCTTGCCACGATCGCGGGCGTGTCGGAGTCGTCCGCCCGACGCATCCTGCAAGCCCATACGACCGACGCAAAATCCCTGACCCGGGAATTGCTCGTGTCGGGCGTACTCGACCGCCTTGACGATTGGGCCCGCGCCTCCCGTGTCGCCAGCTCCAAGGGATACCATCACGGCGCGAAAGAATGGTTGGAGGCGGCACAAGTCACCGATGCCAAGCCCGCGAGCTCAGTCCAGATCGGCGGGCCCTCCGTCGTCGTCAATATCCCGTTCCCGTTCGGCGCGATCGCCGGCGCGGCGGTGCCGCCGAACAGCTCAGACGTGCTCCCTGGTAGCAGCTCACGTGCCGACTTCGCCCGCCTCGTGTCGCCCGACAAGCCCGATCCGCCCGCCGATTGACACGCGACACGACACGCGCCTAGACTCGCGTCGGGCGTTCGGATAGCGCGTGTCGCCCGCCCGTGTCGGTCAACGGGCGTGCGTGGCCCCATGGCGACAGCCAATGATGGGGCCCGCCCAACGTGAGCCCGTCGTGTGCCACGTTGACGACGAGCCCGCCAATCCGCCCCGCCCGCTCCAACCCACAAAGCACGGCCCGCCAACGTTCCCCTTGCACGAGGCCCCGTGTCGGCCTCGCCTGCTAGGCTCGTGTGCCAATCGCCCGACCATCGGGCGGAGGGGATAGGGGAGGCCCGACCGGCCTGCAAGCAGGTACGCCTAGCAATCCCGGGCGAACACGATCCGGGGCGACACTGCCGCACGTGAGCACGAGGCGGCACACGGCCCATACGTCCCGCCGCCTCGCAAGCCCGTAACCCTTGCGTTTACCTCGAGATAGACCATGAGTCTGATAATGTGTTCTATGTCAACGGGCGTAACCCTCACGGGGATAACGACTTACGCCGAAGCGCACCGCGACGGGGTCGCGGCGCGCGCGGCCTGGGTCGGGGGCCCCGCCGGGGTCGGGCCCGGACGCCACGCCCAATTTTTTTCACATTCCGGTAACGTGTGCCTCTCAGCATGACGCGTGACATGTGCGAGCACAATTTGCGGTGTCGGCTAGCTCTGCCTAATCGATGTGGGACACCGGGTCATGGTCGAAGCGGAGGCCGGTGGAACAGCGGGCGGCCAGGACGCTGAGCGCCAGGGCGGCCACGGCGGCGAGGAGCCAGGCGGGGCGGGTCATGGCGCTTTGTGTTGGCACCCGTTCAGGATGCAGACGGCGCTCACCGGGATCTCGGGGTGCTCGCCGCGCAGTTCGACCACGGTCGCGGTCGGCGCCCCGCGCACCTCGGCCACGATCAGGCGGGCCAGGGCGACGGCATCACGCGCGATCCCGGGGCCGTCGCCATCTTTCGCGTCGGGACGCTGCGCGAGCCCGGCGGCGATGTTGCCGGCGATGCGCGCGAGGGTCGTGTCGTAATCGGGTTTCATGCGTCTAGAAATCCTCGCCGGGGCCGTGCCAGTCGGGCGGGACGATGCGGCCGGCGCGCGGCGTCGGCTCCCCGCGCACGTCCAACCGCACGGCCTCTCGCGCCTCGTCGTCGCACTGCTGGCACCAATCCACCGTGCCGTGCTGGCACGTCGGCTCCCCCACGGGCTCGCCGGCTGGGGCAGCGGCGAGGGCGGCGTCGATCTCAGCGATGAACGCCAGCATGGGGCACGTCTCGGGCGGCAGTTCGTCAATGCCGCAGTGGTCGCATTCGCCCGCGTAGTGTGTCGGTCGAGCACGTCTCAGCAGCGCCACCAGCGCGGCGCGGTCCTGCGGGGTCATGACGGTTTGCTCCCCCCCTCCGGATCGTCGTCGTCGCGCGCCATGCGGGCGATGACCTCCGCGATCATGCGCGGGGCCATGCGTTCAAAGTACTGGCGCGCGTGATCGTGCGCCGCGTGCCCGACGATCAGGCCGCACGTGGCGAGCAGGCGGATCTCGCGGGGCGTGAGCGGCGAGGCCGCGCCCGCCTCGATCGCGCGCTTGAGATCCCATAGTTCGGCCACCGACAAGCCCTCGCCGCCGAGCGAGTCGAACCACGTCAATAGGCCCCACACGCTCCCGCCCTCGGCGGGTGTCTCGTCGTCGCTCATGGTTTTCTCCGGTCGGCGCACCGCGCACAGATCGTGTACTGGCGGGCGTACGCGTGGGCCAGGGACACGACGGCCCAATGCCGCAGCGTGCGCCCGCACACGGTACGCCCGGTGCCGCCGCCCTCGGCGGCGTAGTGCATGGTCGCCTCGGCCGGGAGTGACCCCGACCTCACCACGTCGTGCGCGATGATCAATTTCTCCATACGCCAGTGGTGCGCCCGGCCGGGATCGAACCGGCGACCGACCGGTTAAAAGCCGGCTGCTCTACCTCTGAGCTACGGGCGCGCACCGAAAACGATACAGCAATTTTACGCCTCGTGACATGCCCAACGAAAGGGGGGCTCAATGGACCCGTTTGCCGTCACCGTCGCCGGGAACGTCGTCTATCAGCCCTTCGACAAACAGCGCGAGTACCACGGCTCAACGGCGCGCTATCGCCTGTTCGGCGGATCGAAGGGGTGCGGCAAGTCGCTCGCCGTGCGATGGGATCACCACCTGTTCTGTTTGCAAGTCCCCAACGCGCAAACGCTGATCGTGCGCCGCAAGCTGACCGAGCTGCAACGGTCGCACCTCCGCTATATCCCGAAGGATATTCAGGCCATGGGCGGCGAGGCGGTCGGGTTCCGCTGGCGGCCGTCGGAGGTCGGCGCGGGCGTCCTCTACTACCCCAACGGCGCGTTGACGGAATTCGGCCACGTCCAGCACGAGGACGATGTCGAGACGTACCTCTCCGCCGCGTACGAGCGGATCAGTCAGGACGAGCTCGTGACGTTCACGGAGTACCAGCACCTCATGTTGTGCTCGTGCCTCCGCACGACGATCCCCGGCATCACGCCGCAATTCGGCGCGGCGACCAACCCCGGCGGGCCCCAAGCGCAATGGGTTAAACGCCGCTGGATCGATAAGGACGTGACGGAGGACGAGGACGAGGTCTACCAGGCCGCCGACTACCACTACATTCCGGCGCTGCCGAAAGACAACCCGTACCTGAATTGGGCCGAGTACGAGCGCGAGCTGCGACGGCTCCCGCCGGAAATGCGCCGCGCCTATCTCGAGGGCGATTGGAATATTTTCCTCGGGCAGTTTTTCCCGGAGTTTCGCCGCAGTCTGCACGTGCTCGACGGGGCCGACCTCGACACGTACGGGCGCGTGCCGCTCGCCTACCTCCGCGACGCCGCCATGGATTGGGGCTATGGGCACGAGGGCGTCATTCTCTGGTTCGTCCTGGCCGACGACGGCACGCTCGTGGTCGACGACGAGTACGTGTTCAACGGGCCGCGCCGCGACAAACAGGTGGCGGGCGAGGTCGCGCGCACCGCCCTCGAGCGCGTAAAGGAACGCGGCTGGCGCGTGCGCCGGTGGCTCGGGGATCCGAAGATGGCCGATCAGACCGGCCACGACGGCGGCGAAACGCATATGGACACGTTCCGCCGCCACAAGATCCCGCTACACCCGGCCGACAACGACCGGATCAACGGCTGGGGCCGCGTCCGCGCCTGGTTGCGGACCAACCCGGCGACGGGCAAGCCGTTTCTCCGCATTCACCCGCGCTGTCAGTACTTGATCCGCACGATCGGCGCGGTGCTCATGGACAGCGATCGGCCGGAGGACGTGGACACCGACGGGCCCGATCACGCGTGTGACGCGTTGCGCTACTTCCTCATGGGCCGCCCGTCGCCCGCGCGCGACGAGCCGCTGATCGCCTACCCGCCCGGCACCGTCGGCTACCTCAAGCGGCAAGCCTTGCGCGAGGCCGAGCCGAAAGATCGCGTGCTCGGCGCCAGCAACCGCACGCACCGCGCACGATTCGCGACGCGGTATTAGGCAATCAAATCGCCTATTTGATCGGCTGTTTCCACGCCGACCACCACGCCCGCCAGGAGGCGCGATCGGCAAAGCCGTCGGCGCGCGCGAGGGCGTCCGGATCGCGGGGGATCCCGCCCTGCACCTCGTCGGCGGCGAGCGCGCAGGCGCGCGCGATCAAGTGGAGATCCAGATCGGAAAACGCATGCCCGCCGTCGTGCGTCGAGATCAAGGCCGCCGCGCGTTCGCCAATTTGGGTCGCCGTGTCCGTCGTTGCTTTCGTCCACATGGGGCATCCCCCTTTCGTTTACGGGCCATCCATGAGGCAAACAATTTTCATATCGCGACATGCTCCGTCAAGTGTAAAGAATTGACGCGGTACATGGTGGCGCGCATACTCCGTGTCAAACCGCCATGGCCGACGCCCCGCCCGGCACGCCCGCCCGCCCCTCCGGGCTCAAGATCCCGCTATCGCGCGATGAGGCCGGTGCGTGGCAGGCGCGTATCGACGCCGCCACCAAAGCCGCCGACGCCAAGCGGAAGGAATGGCAGGCGTACGTCACGGCCTATATGGTCCGCACGCTGCACGCCAGCGGCCCCGACCATCAGATCACCGTGCCGCTCGAGTTTGCGTACACGGAGCTGAAAAAGTCGCAGCTGGCCTTTCAGGTACCGGAGGTCAACTGCAAACCGGCGCGGCCGGAATTTGCGGGGGCCGTGCGCGCGTACGAGGGTGCGCTCAATCACGAGCTCGGCCAAGCCGGGGCCGATCAGCTGCTCGACCTCGTGATCACCGACGTGCTCGTGTGCGGGATCGCGGCGGCCAAGATCGGCTATTACGCCGACATTCGATCGCGGCAAGTGCCCGTCATGGGCCCGCCGCCGGTCGATCCGATGACGGGCGCGCCCGCCGTCGATCCCGCCACCAACCAGCCGGCGGGCCCGGTACCGCAAACAGATCCGATGACCGGCGAGCCGATGATGCAGGCCGAGCCGTACATCGCGCACGAGTGCTATTACGGCGACCAGGTGCCGCCGGAAAATCTGTTGTTCCCGCCGGAGTTTACCGGCGGCGACTACGATCGCGCCGCGTATCTCGGGCACCGCTTTCAGCTCGATCTGCAAACGGCGATCACGCGCTACGGGCTCGATCCCTCGTTCAATCCGACGGCGACGCGCCCGATTGAAACCCTCTCGAGTGCGGAACAGCCCGACGGCCGCGACACGCTGACGACGAAAGACGTAGAGGGCGTGGAGCTGTTCTACCTCGCCACCGTGTTTGATACCGGCCAAGGCGAGGACGCCGCCGCGCCGCCACCGGAGGCGGCGATCCCCGGCGTGCCGATGTCGACGCCCGATCGCCCGCACGTCGGCCAGTACCGCCGCCTCGTGTTCCTCAAGGGCCAACCGGAGCCCGTCGTGCATGAGGACAGCCCGTATCAGTACGTCGACGAGGTCGACGGCAAGCTCAAAGGCATGAAGGGCAACCCGATCCACGTGCTCACGCTGCGCGTGCTGCCGGGCTCGCCGTACCCCGTCTCCGATATTCAGGCGGGCCGCCCGGCCTCGGAGGAAGTGAGCCTCGGCCGCTCGCAAATGGTCAATTTCCGCGAGCGCGTCATGCCGGTGCTCGGCATCGATCGCAATCGCGCGTCGCCGGAATTGCAGCAAAAGCTGCTCGCGAATGCCGACGTGAAGATCGGCGCCGTGATCGGCGTGGATGGGCCGCCGAATGAAATCGTCACGCCGATCAGCGTGACGCAGTTTCCGCGCGACAATTTCAAATTCGACGAGGTCGCGCGCGGCGATTTCGAGCTCGCGTGGAGCATGGGCGCGCGCCAGGCGGGCCAGGACGTGCCAGGCGAGCCGATCACGGCGGAGGAAGTCCGCACGTCGCAGGCGGCCACCGATACGCGTCTCGCGCGCGAGCAAAACCGCGTCCTGAAATGGTGGACCGGCTACGCCGAAAAATTCGGCGCGCTGTTGCAGCTGTTTAAGGATGAGCCCGGCTACGCCGAAATTGTGGGCGAGGACGGGGCCAAGGCGTTGCAGGCGTGGAACCGCAAAGGCGGCGACGGGATCGCGTCGATCGAAGGGGAATTTGTCTACAGCGCGCGGCCCGACTCCGCGCTCCGCCTCGACGCGCAGGCCGATCGCCAGCAGAAAACGCAGCTGTACACGCAGCTCGGCAACGATCCGAACGTCAATCGTGTGGAGCTGCTAAAGGCGGTCCTCATTTCCTACTCGCTCGACCCGGAAAAAATCGTGGTCGAACAGCTGCCGGAAAAGGGCCCCGACCCGCCGCGCATTTCGTGGAGTTTCCGCGGCGAGGATTTGCAAGTCGTCGATCCGAAAACCGGCCAGCCCAATACCGCGTTTCCGCTCGTGCTCGCGATTGCCGAGCAGGGCGGCTTCAAGCTGCCGCCGGAGGCGATCCAGAACGCCATGACGATCGGGACGCAGATCATGCAGGCGGCCGGCGGCCTCGCGCCGCCGATGACCCCGCAGCCGCCCGGCATGATGGCGGGGCCCGACACGACGCACCCGGGCGGCACGACGCCGGTGCAACCGCTCAACAAGCACGCCGCCGACCGCGACGGGATACCTGAACCCTCCGGCGGCCCGCCCTCGCCCCCGATCATGTAGAGGAGCCCATGTCGTTTATCAAACACGCCGAGCCGCCCACGCCGACGCAGCTGCCCGCCGAGCCCGCAAAAGGCGACGGCGCCAAGCTCAAGCCCAAGGCCGATAACACGCTGCCGGAGCCGCCGATCCTCGAGAACTATCCGGACACCGGGCACGGCCTCGCGGTCGTGACGCTGATCGGGCTGCTCGAGGAGCCCGCCCTCTATCGCGTCGGCGCGCCGATCCCGCAGGACATCGCCGTCGGCACCAACATCTTCAATCTCAGTGACCGCGCGGCTGGCGTCTATAACTTTCGCCACAAGTAGGCCGCAATGCAGTTGTGGATCGTGGATGCGGGCGCAACCGTCCGGCCGCCATTGGTGCCCGTCGTGTGGGCGCGTGCGCCGGTTCGGCCCGCTCCGCCGCGAGGTACCTAGGCCGTGAAATGCACCGTCGCGGAACCGTCCTGCCTGTACTGCGACATGCCGCTATCGCAGCGGCACGAGCACGATCATTTTCCCATTCCGGAACGGCACGGCGGCGACGCGATCTGTTGTGTGTGCATCAACTGCCATGATCTGGTTGATCGCGGTCAGGACGTTGGCCCGTCAGCCTGGATCGAGGCGTGGCACGTAATGACGCCGCCCGTCCGGATTGCCCTCGCGCGCATGATGCGGGCGTATTGGGATCAGAAAGCTCGGGCATCGTGACTCGTGGATACTTGCCGTCAACAATTTGCGATCAGTGCGGGCGGGTACTGACGATTGGCGATTATCCATTTTGCCCGCACGGCCACGGGCGGCCCAACGTGGAGGCCGTGACCTGGCCGGGCGGGCGGGTGTTTGAAAACCTCGGCCACGAGCCGGTGCGCTGCGACTCGCCCGCCGATCTGAAACGCGAGCTCGACGCGCGCGGCCTCGAGCCGTTCGTGCGGCATGTCGACGGCTCGCCGCATACGCGCTCGTGGGCGACGATGGATCCTTACACACTCGAGGCGGGCCGCGTCCTCGCGGAGCGCCAGGGCACGACCAAGGCGAGCGGCGAGCCGCCGCCCGACCCGGCGACGGTGGCGATCGTGCGCGACGTGCTCGCGCGCGGGGGCAACAGATGATCGTAAATGCGGGCGGCAATCTGCAAGCGGCGATCGATGCGGCGCGGCCGGGCGAGACGATCGATCTCGAGGCGGGCGCCACCTTCACCGGGAATTTCGTCCTGCCCGCGGCGGCGGGCGGCACGGCGCCGATTACGCTCCGGACCGTCGGCACGCCGCCGGGCCTGGTCGCGCTCGAGGCGCCGCTCGCGATCGTCCGCACGCCGAACAGCACGCCGGCCTTGCGGACGTTCGGCCCGGCCGCGCGCTGGACGTGCGAGGGCGTGCGCTTCGCCGCCGGATCGAGTCAGGGCGATATTGTCGCCCTCGGGGACGGCGTCACCGCTGACGCCGCGCAGCTGCCGCGGAGCCTCATCCTCGATCGGTGCGTCGTGCAGGCCGACGCGACGGCGAAAAACGGGATCGTGATCAATAGCGCGGACACGACGATCCGCCATTGCCGGGTCACCGGGATCAAGCTGCAAGGCGTCGAGTCGCACGCGGTCGTCGGCTACAACGGCCCGGGGCCGTTTCTGATCGAGGACAACGTCCTCGAGGCCGGCTCGATCGGCATCCTGATCGGCGGCGCGAAACCGGCGGTGACCGGCCTAATCCCGTCCGACATCGTCGTGCAGCGCAACACGCTCACGCGCCCGCTCGCGCTCCGCCAGCAAACCGGCTGGGCGATCAAAAATCTGTTTGAACTAAAAAACGCGCAGCGGGTCACGATCCGCGGCAACGTGTTTGAACACAATTGGCCCGACGGGCAAGCCGGCTTTGCGGTCGTGTTCACGGTGCGCGCCAATAGCGCGAATGCGCCGTGGTCGACGATCCGTGACGTGCTGTTTGAGTGCAACACGATTCGCCACGTCGCCATGGGGTTCAACATCCTCGGGATCGACGACGCCGCGCCGAGTCAGCCCATGGAGCGGGTCACGATCCGCAACACGCTCGTTTACGATCTCGACCGCGTCAATTGGAAGGGCCCGACGGGCCAAATGGGCAGCGGGATTTTTGTCGGGATCAGCGGCGCGCCGCGCCACCTGACGATCGAGCGGTCGACGGTGGCGGGCGCGGTCACCGGCAATATCTGCAATTTCAGCGGTCAGCCGATCCCCGGCCTCGTGATCACGCGGAACCTGGTGCAGAAAGTGATCACGCCGTATCAGACCTACGGGATGAACGGGGACGCGGTCGGGGAGGGCAATCCGGCGTTTGCGCGCTACTGCGCGCCGGTGGCCGGGTACCCCGATTTCGTGTGTACCGAGAACGTGCTCGCGGGCTGTACGCCGGCGACCTACAGCACGCAACCGGGCAACCTGTATCCGACCGTGGCCGAGCTGACGGCGAGCTATGCCGACCCCGCCACCGGCAATTATCGCCAAACCGTGTGGCCCGGGTGGGGCGCCGACCAGGACGCGATCGAGGCCGCGCAGGTGCCCCCGCCGACGACGGTGCCGCCGACGCCGACGACGCCCGCCGAGATCATCATCGCGATCGCGGAGGAACAGCTCGCGGCGTGCGCGACGATCGGCGGCGACGTGTCTCCGCAGGACGCCGGGCGCGGCGCGATCATCAGTTACCGGGATGCCCTGCTCGCGGTCATTGCGCCCGCGCCGCAGGCGCATCACCACCACCACCACCACCACGTATGCCCGCCCTCGTAACGACACTCCGCGACGCGCAGGGCCGGGCGATCGTCACGCTGCCGATGGCGGTGCGCGACGCCCTGATGCAAGCCGACAACATTTTGCGGCTGCACGGGATTCAGTTTGAGCTGATCTGCGAAACCTGCCACGACCGGAACCCCATGGATCCGAACCGCTGGACGATCGTCGCGCAGCATGGCGACGGCGACGGCGCCCTCAATGGGCTGATCTGCGGCTGCTCGCGACGAAAGTTTATTGCCGCGTTCTAAGTCACGTCTCAAATTGTATTGACACGTGACATTCCGCGGGCCCATGCTCGTCACGTTTCGTGACGCGTCATGGCTGATGATCTCACGCTCGCGGCCGACTCCGGATCACCGGATCCCGGCGGAGCTACGTCGCCGCCTGATGCGTCCCCGGCCCCTCCCGACACGCGGGCGATCGCCGCCAGCGTGTTCGCGGAGTCACAAGGCGATACCGCGGCCCCGCCCGCCGCAGACCCGTCGACCTCCGCCCCCCCGCCTGACGCCGCGATACGCGTTGGCGAGGACGACGATCCCGAATATCAATCACTGCTCGCGTCCGGTTCGATGCCCGTCGACCGCCACAAAGCGGTCCTGACGAACGCCCGACGGAAAACGCGCGAGGAAGTCGAGGCCGCAGCACGCCAGCGGTACGGATGGGTCGACGATCTCAAGGTCGATCGCAGCCGGGCCGAACAGGCACTCGGTCTGATGCAGGCGCTAGACGCGAATCCCGAACAGGCGATTCGCACGCTGGCGCACGCACTAGGGATCCCGCTCACGCCGCCCGCGACGCCGGAGCCGCAAGGCCCGCCGCGTGCGGACGTGGTGACGGAGGATGGTCGCGAATTTTACTCGGCCCCGCAGTTGGCGAAGCTCAACGCGTGGAACGAGGCGCAGCTAGATCAGAAATTGGCGGCCATGCGTCAGGCCGTCGATCAGCAGTACCGACCGCTGATCGAGGAACGCCACCTCAATCAACTGAAAGCGCACGCGACCGTGGAAGCGACGACGACACTCGCCAAGTGTCGGTCGCGCTGGCCCGCATTCAGCACCCTTGAAACGGACATCAAGGCCCGGATGCAGGCGGATCCCTCCCTCGACCTCCGAGACGCGTATATCGAGGCGTATGCGGACGTGGCCCTGCCACGCCTGCAAACCGCTGCATCGACCGATCGCGTGAGCCAACTGCAACGCAAGGCCGCCGCCAGTAACCCCGGTCCCGGGGCGGCGCGGCCGGTGACGCCGTTGCGCTACGCCGAACGCTCGACCCGCGATATTGCCGCGGAAGTGTTCGCGCGCGCTGGCGCCAAGTAAGGGGGCTCCGCCATGGCGGATCCGAACATCGGCCAGATTGCCGCGTCGACCTTTGAGCTGAGCACGTCGCGCGATCCCGCCGACAACGTGTTTACCTCGCAGGCCCTGCTCAACCTGATCAAAAAGGGCAAGGGGTTTAAGAAAGAATCCGGCGGCGCGCTCGTCGAGGAGCCGATCGAGTACGCCGAAAATACGACGTTCCGCTCGTATGGCGAGCTCGACGTGCTCGACACCACGCGTGTCGACGTGTTCGACGCGGCGCGGTTTGAGTGGAAGCAGCCCGCGTGCGGCACGATCGTGTTCTCGGAGCTGGAAAAGCTCCGCTGCGCGGGCGAGTCGGCCAAGATCGACCTGGTCGCGCGCAAGGTCGACAACGCGAAAAACACGGCCATGGCCGTGCTCAATCGCATGTTTTACGGCGACGGCACCGGCAACGGCGGCCTCGACTGTAACGGCCTCGCGCTGCTCGTGTCCTCGACGCCGACCGTCGGCATCGTCGGCGGGATCAACCGTGCGACGTTCGCGTTCTGGCGCAATCGGCAGACCTCCGGCGCCAATTCCGGCACCGCGTTTAACGAACTGCGCGGCGCGCTCCGGACGATTTACAACAACTGCTCGAAAGGCGCGGCGGCCGAGCACCCGACCGATCTCCTGTTCGATCAGGTGTCGTTCCAGGGCTACGAGGGCACGCTCACGCAGAATGAGCGGTTCACCTCGAAAGACAGCGGCGACGGCGGCTTTAAGAATGAAGTCCTCAAATTCAAGGGGGCCAAAGCCACCTTTGACGAGGATGCGCCCGCGGCCACCTGTTACGCGCTGAACGATCGCAACCTCTTTTTCCACTACCTGGCGTGGATGAAAGCGTTTGAGGCGGTCGACCCGGCCAATCAGCTGTCGGAGGTCGTGAAGATCATGACCGCCGGGCAGATGACCATTAACAACCCCCGACGCCTCGGCGTCGTCACCGCGATCAGCTAACGCGGGCGCGAAAGGAGCACGACATGAACGGAACGAGCGCGCCCAGCACCTACACCTCGGGCAACGTCCTCAATTTCAGCACCACGCGCCAGGCGGAACTCGGCGCGTTGCTCTACACGCGCGATAGCCGCACGTTTCGCTACGTCAAGGCGGGCGTGGCGGACCTCGTCGTCGGCAACGTGATCCAGGGCCCGGCGGAGGTTCCGCTCAATCAGCAGCTCACGGCCGTGATCACGTCGGTCGGCTCGCGGACGATCTCTGCCGTCAACGGCGCGACCGCGATCACCGCGAATCAGTACGCCGGCGGGTGGGCGATCGTGGACACGGCGCCGGGCCTCGGCTACGCCTATCCGATCGCCAGCCATCCGGCGGCGGCGGGTGCGGCCACGGTCGTGCTCACGCTCCCGTCCGACGCGCTCGTGCAGGTCGCGCTGACCGGCGTCTCGCGCGTGTCCCTCGTCGCCAACCCGTACAACGGCGTCATTCAGGCCCCGGCGGCCACGCTGACGGGGTCCGTCGTGGGCGTCGCCGTCGCGCCGATCCCGGCCGGGCAGTACGGCTGGGTCCAGATCAGCGGCCCCGGTGCGGTCCTCGTGACCGGCACGCCGATCGTCGGCGCGGCGGTCGTGACGCCAGGCTCGGTCGCGGGCGGCGTCGTGGTCGACGGCGCGGCGGCGGCCACCAAAGTGATCGGCTCGATGCTCGTCACCGGCGTGACCGGCAAAGTGCAGGGCGTGCTGCTCGACATTCAGTAACGACGTACAGCCGGACCCGGGCGGCTCAGGCGTCTAGTCCCGGCGGGGTTCGCCCCGTCGGGGCGTTATCGCTCGAGGATCTATGTCTATCGAAAAAGAACCCGTGCCCGTCCTGGTCGCGAAAGACGGGACGCGCACCGCGCCCGCCTCGACGCTGACGCGCGACGAATTGCTCGACATCGTCAAGCAGATCGTCGGCGCGCAGCAGACCGCTGAGGCGATCGCCTCCAAGGTCGCCGCGGAGGTCGCCGCGCAAGTGGCCTCGAGCGTGTTCGATCGCATGGAGGGCAAAAATCAGTTTGGCGATTGGAACATCAAGAACTACCACGCCCGCTCCGTGTTCAACCCAAAGGGCGATCACCCGGAGCTCGGCCTGCCGCGCCCGGAGCTGGACGGCCACGTGTTTTGGGTCGGCACGCTGATGGACTCGCGCGAAATGACGCACGAGGAAATCGAGCTGACAAACAAGCTGGTGCCGGGCCGGTTCCATGGCGGCGCGTGGCGCGTCGTCGACCTCGCGCCCGGGCAGACCGGCACGCGCGCGCTGCTCGTGATCTTCCCGTGCGCCGAACCGGACCAGCGCGCCGCGCTGCCCGACATGGTGACGATGCTCCGCGAAATGACCGCCACCGCGCCCGTCGCCGTCGCCTCGTAACCCCCGTCGAGGGCCCCGCGCGTGACGTTCCTCGAGCTCCAGAATCAGACGCTCCGGGCGTGCGGCCATACGACGGCCGTTAGCTCCGAACCGCGTACGCGCGTCAAGGCGGAGATCAATTCCTGGCAGCGGCGGATTCTGACGCGGCCGGGATTTTCGCGGCTGCTCCGCGATTCGGAGGCCACGTTTACCACCGTGCCGGGCCAGCGTACGTATGGTCTGGAAATCGTCGGTCGCCTGCTCGGCATCCAGGCCGTGACCGATCGCACGGTCCTGGCCTTGCGCGATCTCGCCTGGTTGCGGCGCGCCGGCCCCGTGTCGTCGCTCGGCACGGCCTCGGCCTATGTGCCGCGTGGCTGGTTCCCGGTACAGCAGCACCCGAACGGAACGCAGGTAGACGTGCGGTCCAACAGCCCGGCCGACACGACACAGATCCTCGACTGGACCGTGGTCACCACGAACCTCCGGCGGTTTTCCGGCTCGACGACGCTACTCGGCACGACGCCGATCACGGTCGTGACGGGCGCGCAGGAAATCGTCAGGGCCTCGCTACGGACGGCGCCGATCGGCGTCGTGTCGTTGCAGGATCCGGCCGTCACGAAAAGCTATCTCGTGTTGGCGTTTGGCGCGCAGTCGGCGCGGTTTTTCCATATCGAGCTGTTCCCGACGCCCTCGAGCGCGTTGCAGTACCGGATCGACTACACGCGCGAAATCACCGATCTGGTGCAGGACACCGATCAGCCGTTGCTCCCGCCCGACTATCACCACCTGTTGGCCCTCGGCGCGGAATACGACGAGTGGCGCAAGCTGTCCGACGATCGCATGGTCGTCGCGAAACAGGATCTTGAGCGCGAGATCCAATCGCTCAACGCCTGGTTGTGGGATCTCCCCGACGATTCGCAGTTGGGCCGGATCCCCACGTCGCGGCTCGGCGGGATGTTCCCGGCCGACGGCTGGCGGTGACGCGTGAGTCAGCCGACCCGCCCCGTCGCGGAATTGCTCGACTTCACCGGCGGTCTGAATAGCGCCGAGCCGCCCGATCAGTTAATGCCCGGGCAGCTGGCCGAGATCCGCAATCTGGAATACCGCCGCACGAAAGGGCTCAAGCGGCGCCGCGGCATGGCCGCGCGGCTGACGGGCACGATCGGGCTCGCGGGCGCGTCCAGCATCCTCAGCCTGTTTCGTCACACGCCCGGGCAGTCCGAAAGCACGATGGAATTGTGGGCCGCGCATAGCGATTCGGGCAATCTGAACGTGCTCGGTCGTGTCGCGGCGGGCTCCGTGTGGGCCTCCGTCGCGTTGGCCGATCCAATCGCGAGTGTGACGGCGGCGTGGTTCTGCCGCGGCGTCTCGTTCAACGGCAAGCTGTTTTTGCCGTACGACTCCGCCGTCGATCGCCTGCACGTGTGGGATGGCACGAGCGTGCGCCGGGTCGGCATTTCCGGGCCCGCCGCCGCGCCGACCGTGGCGAACACGGGCGCCGGCACCTACGCCGCCATTCCGCGCTTTTACAAAGTGCAATTCCTCGGCCTCGACGGCACGGGCAGAGTGACCTATTCGCCGCTGTCGGCCGCGTCGCTCGTGTTTACGCCCTCCGGCGCGGGCCTCGCGGCGCGCGTGACGCGGCCGGCGCTGCCCGGCGACTCCGAAATCGTGTGGACCCTGTTCGGCTCCCCGGATGGCGTGAACTATTACGCGATCAACAGTGCCGCCGTCGCGACGACGTTTGTCGACGACACGATCCTCCCGGCGAACTATCCCACGACCGATCCCGCGCAGGCGGGTCTACCGACGGGCGCGGACTATTACACCGCGCCGCCGTCGTGCAAATTCTTGCTTGTTGATGGCGCGCAGCTGTTGCTCGGCGGCTCGTGGGAAAACGTGGCCGCGTCCTCGACCGTGTTCTATACGCCGGCCCTGAATACGACGGGGTTTAACGCCGCCGACGACGAGCGCGTGCCGACGACGAACCGGGTGGAACTCGATCCGCAGTTGGGCGGCGGTATCACCGGCATGGGCGGCCCGATCGGCGGCACGCCCGTCGTGTTCAAACTCGAGCGGACGTACCTGCTCAATCCGACCAACGATCCGACCCGCCCGTACACGCGGCAACTCCTCTCCGACGCGGTCGGATGCGTGAGCTATCAGGGCATCGTCCTGGCGGAGGACGAACAGGGCTCGCCGTCGCTGTACTGGCCGTCGCGACGCGGCTATTACCGCTACGGATCGGGCGGGCTCGAATACTGCGGCGCCGACATTGAGGATCTGTGGGCGACGGTCAATCTGTCCGCGCAAGCCGGGATCACGGCCGCGTATCACCGGGACGCCGGCCAGGTGTACGTCTATCTGCCCGTGTCGGGCCAGAACACGCCTCAAGTGCTCGTCGTGTTCGACGTGGCGCGGGCGCGCCGCTCGACGGAGGGTGTCCGCGGCGGCTGGACGCGCGCCGATAGCAACCTCGCGCGTTGTAGCGCGATTGCGATGTTTTCCGACACGCCCGGTAATCCGATGGGCCTCCGCCTCAAGCCGTACGTGGGCCGCAACAATCTCGCGAGCCCGCCGGGCTTGGGCGTCTACCAAGCCGACGCCGACGGGATCAACCGCGACGATAACAACGTGACGCCGTACACGGCGTCGCTCGTGACGCGCGCGATCGACAAGGGCATCGGCTCGCAATTCGGGATCCAAAACGTCTACGTGCAGGGCATCGGGGAAACGGCCCTCACGCTCGACGTGTCGCTCCGCCGCAATTTTGATCCGACCGACACGATCCCGTCGGTCCCGATCGCGCTCGGCACGCAGCGCGGCGCGGTCACCGCGACCGGCCTCGAGCTGTCGGAGTGCGAATTTATCCAAGTGCGGATCGCGGACCAGGCGTCGATCGATCAGCACTGGTCGCTCGATCGCATTGGCCTCCGCGTGCGCGAAGAAGCGCCAAAGGAATAACTGATGTCCGTTGTGCAGCGCAATTCGACGGGCGGGTGGACGGATCCGGGGACGATCAACGGTCGCCCGCGCGGTCCGATCACGCAAGCGCAGCCGGACTACCAGCGCCAGGCCGTGATCGATCAGCTCGCTCCGCCAACGGCGGGCGCGCAGCCGCGTGGGGTCACGCCGGGCAGCGCGTCAACGACGGGCGGCGCGAGTCCGTTTGCGCGCGGCGGCAAGGTGACCGCCCTGCCAACCGGCGGGCGCAATGAGGCGATCGGGAACCTCGGCGCCGGCGTCGGCGCGCAAGTCGCCGGACAAGTGCTCAAGCAAGGGGTCAAGAGCGGCGCGCAGCAGGCGCTCCCCGGCATTGCCGCAAAAACCGCGGCCAGCAAATTGACCTCGTTCGGCGGCGGGGCGGCGGGCGCGGCGACGAGTGCCGGGATCGGCCTCGCCACCGGCTACCTAGCTGACAAGCTCAAGGTGAAAGAGGACATGCCGACGTTCGGCGGATCGAACGCCGAATATCTCGACGAGCTCGGCCGCCGGTTTGAGGGCACCGGCGGCGGCGTGGCGAGTAATGCGTTGCGCTATGCCGGCTACGGCGCGGCAGCCGGGCCGATCGGCATGGGCATCGGCGCGGCAGCTGGCGCGATCAAGGGCTTGGCGACCAAGAACGCCAAGAGCGCGTACACCGATTTCAAAGTCGAGGACGCCGCCAACGCGATCAAGGCCGAATACGAGAAGGAGCTCGGCCGCCCGGCCTCCGATGAGGAGGTCATGGCCCAGTTGAAGGGGCAGGGATTCGATCCGACGGGCGGCGATCGGTGGGTCGGAGAAAAGGGCATCAATTCGGTCATGGATCAGATCCGGGCGAGCCCGGAGGCGCAGGCGTTCAAACAGACCGGCCAGCCCGCGACGGCGCGCGCCGCCGTGATCGATCAGTTGGGCGGCGAGGCCGCCAAGCAAGGCGCGCAGGGCGCGAACGTCCCGGGCTCCGCCCCGGCCGGGCCGCTCGCGAGCAACGCCCTCGAGAGTCGCGGCGGCGTGCCCGGCTCCGCGCCCGCGCCGCCGCTGGGGGCGGAGCCGCTGGGGGCGGAGCCGCCCGCTCCGCCCGACGGTGCCGCTGGCGCGGGCGTGGGCGACACGTCCGCATGGAACACCGACGGCTATAGCGCGCCCGCCTACACGCCGCCGAGCGCGGGTGCGGCGCCGCCTGGTTGGGATGCGGACAAATGGAACGATCCGAACCATCAGACGCCGAAATACGGCGTCGGCCGCATCCTCTCGAATTTCCCGCCGACGCTGGACGGGCTCAAGTCGGCCATGGGCGATATTGAAAAGGCGTACCCGGGCACGACGTACGACGGGAAAGACAAGCTCACGATCCCCGGCGTCGGCACGATCGATGTGTTGGAGGCCGCGGGCGAGGGCGGCAAGGCATGGCGGTGGGATGACGGCAGCGGCGGCGGCGACGCCGGGCCTGCCGCCAAGGGCACGCCCTCGAGCGGCGTCACCGGCGACCTCGGCGGCGACGGCGACATGCTCGCCCGCCTACAGGCGGAAATTGATCGCATTCAAAAGGGCGAACCGAATCGTCAAGCCCTGATGTCGCAAATGGGGGCCGCGTAATGGCTGACCTCACCACGTCTGACGCGGGCTTTTGGGTCAAAAGCAAAGCGGGCGGGATGGTTCCGTACAACCATCCCGACGCGGCGCCAGGCACGACCGCCGATCCGACGCAGCCTGGCGGCGGCGGCGCCGCGCCGGCTCCGTCGCCTACTGCCGCGGGATCAGGCACGCCGGGCCTGCCGGGCGCCGTCGATCCGGCGCTAAAGAATCCGGCTCCGGCGACGGCGAAACCGCTCGCCCCGTCGCCCACACCATCGATCGGCCTCGGCAATACGACCGACAACGCGCAGCAAACGGCGGGCGGCACGCGGGCGCAGGCGCCGGGCCTGCTCGCCGCTGGCGCGACGCCGCCGCCCAACCCGCAGGCGCAAATGCAGGACGCGCTCCGCGGCCAGATCATGAACATGCTCGGCACCAACGTGACGAGTGCGAGCGTGACGGATGCCGACATTGCGCCGGAGTCGCGCGCCTATGCGGGCGCCGCCGAACGCTACGGCGCGGCGCGACGCGCCGAAGTCGCGCAGCAAGCGAGCCACGAGGGCGGCGGGGGATGGGTCGATCAGCGGCTCGACAAATTGAACCAGGACACCGCGCAGTCGGTCGGCGCGAACGACGCCGCGCTCGTGTCGAAAAAGCTCGAGGGCCGACGCGCGCAGCTGAATACGGCGATGCAGGCCGCGCAATCCATGGGGATGGAAGAAGAAGCGAACAACCTCAAGCGGCAGCTGGCCAACCTCGACGCCTCGATCCAGACGCGCGGCCAGGACATCACGCGCGAACAGACCGGCGTGCAGCGCGATCTCGGCAACCTCGACGCCTCGACGCGGATCTACTTGGGCGACCTCAACGCGAAGATGCAGGCCGACGGGCTCAGCTCGCAGGAACGTCTCGCGAAGATGGAAAACGAAATGAAAAAGTACGGGATCGACGTGCAGGGCAAGCTCGGGGAGCTCGACGCCGCGCTGCGCGGGCAGTTGGGCAACCGTCAGCTCGATCTCGGATACGACCAGCTCGGCGTCAACGTCGCCAAAACGCAAGCGGACTACAACCGCGACGCGGTCATGGCGGGGATGGGGTAAGCCATGGCGATCGATTACGCCGCGCTCGTGCCGCTCGTCACCGCTGGCGTTAGTGCCGCGGGCCAGGTCGCCGCGTCGCGCCAGAAAGGCCGCGAGGCGCAGGCCGCCGCGCAAGTGCCGGTCGACCAGATCAACCAGGCCGCGCACCGCACGGACGTGGACGCGAAACAGGAAGGGCTGAAGGCGCAGGACGCCGCCCTGCTCGCGCGTGCGGCGGGGATGTTGTCGGAACAGGCGGCGGCCCGCAAAGCCCCCGGCGAGCGCGCGAACACGAGCGTGCGCGGCGACATTCTCGCGAATGCCGTCGACTCGACGTTTCACGGCTCCTCGCGGATCCCGAAATTCTCATTCGAGGGCGGGCTCCATCCGGGGATGTTTTCCGGCAACACGCGCAAGCTCGGCGGCGAAATGAGCCGGGCGGCGCTGCTCGATCAACTGAGCGGCGAGAAAACGCCGTTTGCTGATCTCCCGGCGGCCGACTTCTCGAGTGTGATCAATTCCAAGTCGCCCAACGCGACGGCGCTGCCGGAGGGCTCGAAACTCGACGCGATCCTCGGCGCGATTGGGCAGTACGGCGGTATCGGCGCGCAGATTGCCAACGCGGGCAAAGCCCCGGGCACCGGCTCGGAGGCCGCGCCGATCCCGCCGCCGCAGATCGCGCAAATGCCGGGCATGGTGGCGCAGCCCGCGCCGCCGCCGGTGCCCGGTACGTTCCTCCCGCCGACGCCGCCGCCGCGTCCGGGCACGGGCGGGCTCGGCACGTCGCGGTTCTATTGAGGTCGCGCCATGGCTGATTGGGCCGGAGCATACGGAGCGGGCGGGGCGTCAGACGCCCTCCGGCAATTCCTCGTCGACAAGCTGACGCAACAGAAATTTGTTGAGGAACAGCGGCAAGCCAAGGCACGCGAAGCGGCCGACGTGGCGCAGCGCAACCAGGCCGCGAACCTCGCGCACGAGGGGCTTGTGCAGCGGCAATCGGAAATGGTGACCGACCGCGACAACGCGTATCAGACGCGCCTCGAGGGCGTGCGGACGCGCGATCAGAACGTCCTCGAGCACAAGGCCGACCGCGAGGCCGACGCGCACCTCCGCGAGATTGACGCGGCAGCGCGCGCGCAGGCTCGCGTGGACGATCAGAAATTCACGGAGGCCGAGCACCAGAAGCAACGCGATTTCACGGCGGGCCAGAACGCGCTGGAACGATCGTCCCTCGCGGCGCGCGCGGCGGCGTCGCATAGCGGCGGGCTCGACTCGGGCGAAAAGGCGCGGCTGACGATGCAAATGGGCAAAACGTACATGTTCAACACGAAAGCCCAACGGGAGATTGAGCGGCAGTACGGCCTCATGACGCCCGCCGTCGACATCATCCAGAAACGCGGGCCCGGCTACGGCAACGCCGAGCAAGTCGTCGTCAATGCGTTCAACAAAATCATTGACCCGAATTCCGTCGTGCGCGAGGGCGAGTACGACCGCACGGCCAAGGGGCAGGCGTTGCTCGCCAAGATGGAGGTATTCGGCCAGCGGATCAAACAGGGCGGCACGATCGCGCCGGAGACGCTGACCGAAATGGCGAACCTCGCGCGCACGTACGCGGAACAGGCCCATTCCTACAATCAGCGCGTGAAGGATCTCACGACGAAACAGGCCACGGCGTTCGGCCTCGACCCGACGATCCTGTTCATGGATGAGGGCGACGACGCGCCCGGCGGCGCGCCGCCCGGTCCGCACGCGCCTGCGGCGGCGGCTCCGGCGGCCGGCGGTGCCGTGCAGACCCGCGTGCAAGTCAACAAACGCACCGGCGAGAAGCGCACGCAGACCTCGACGGACGGCGTCACCTGGCACTAACCCATGGCCGATCAGAAAAAGCGCCCGGCGGCCGACGACGAGTGGGAGACGATCGCCACCTCCGCGCCGAGCTCCGCCCCGGCGGCCGACGAGTGGGAGACGGTCGCCGCCGAGCCCGCCGCCAAACCGAAGTCGGTCCTCGGCTTTTTGGAAAACCTCGGCCCGTCGGCGTACAACCTCGCGGCGAACACGGTCAAGGGCACGGCGGGGATGCTCAGCACGGCCGCGCAGTTTCAGCAGAACCCGACGGCGTACCTCGGCAAGCTCGCCGCCGACCCGACCGTGCAGGCCATGGTGCAGAACCCCGGCAAGGTCGCCGGAGCGGCGAAAGACTACCTCGGCTCGCGGTACGGCGGCGTGTCGGAGCTGGCGAATACCGCGTACGAAGATCCGTTCGGCCTGGCCGCCGACGCGGCGACGGTCGCCAGCCTCGGCGGCGGCGCGGCCGGGCGTGTGCCGGGCGTCGTCGGCCGCGTCGGGCGTGGCGTCGAGGCGTTCGGGGCGGCGATTGATCCGATCGCCAACGTGGGCCGGGCCGCCATCGTCGCCGCCGCGCCCGCCCGTCGCGCGGCGGAGGGCGCGGGCGAATTCCTGAATCGAAGCGCCCTGAACGTGCCCGCTGCGCTCCGGAAAGCAAACCCCGGCGTGAATTTTCCGCGCGAGCTGGCGGAAACCGGCCTGACGATCTCCCCCGGCGGCGCGGCGAAATCGGGCATGGCGATCGCTGATCGGGAAAATCAAGTCGGCCGGCTCATGGCGGGCAGCACGGCGACCACCAACGCGGGCGAGTGGACGGCCCCGCTCCGCGAATTGCTGGAACAGCGGCGCGGCAATCTGCCGGGCACGACCCTCAACGCGGAGGCGCCAGCGGTCGACGCGCACGTACAGCGCATTTTTGAGGCGAATACGGCGCCGCCGCTCAATTGGCAACCGAACACGCCGCCCGCGCGTGCCGTCATGGCGGCCCCGCCTGGTCGCAGTGCCGCGGCGAGCCCGCAGCTGACCAGCCTCCGCCCGCCGCCGGAGCCGCCGATGCCGGTGCATGACCCGTCGCTGATCGAGAACCCGATCCAGCAAGCGCATAGCAACAAAGTCGACCTCGGCAAGCGGATCAAGTGGGGCTCAACGGAAACGCCGATCAACGTGGAGCTCATGCGAAACGAGCGCAAGGGCATGATGCAGGCCGAAGGGCGCAAGGTGCCGGAGGTCGTCCCGATCAATCAGGAACTCAGCACGCGATACGCAGTCGACGACGCGCTTGCCGCGGCCCTCGAGCGGCAAAGCACCATGCCGAAAACCCTGCGCGGGGCGATCGACTCGCCGTTTCTCAAGTCGCTGGCGGCGCGCGAGCTGTTCCGCATGGGCCGCTCCGCGACGCCGCTCGCCGCGGGCCTCGAGCAAGCCGGGCCGACGCTGACGCGGCTCGCCGTGCTCCAACAACTGATGGGGGGAGATCCCAATGCTCGTTGAATTGCTGATCCTCGTGCTCGTGCTCGGCCTGATTACCTACGTCGCGGAGTCGCTCCTCGGGCCGCCGTTTTCCCTCTATGCCCGGATCGTGTGCGTGATCATTTTGATCGTGTGGCTGATCCGCCTGCTCAAACCGATGGCATTGTCCTGGTAACAGCTCCGTGCGGATCTCGTTGATCAATCAGCCGCAGATCGAGGCGCTATCGTCGGCGTTGAAGCAGGCCCTTGCCACGTTGGTCGCGGCGATCCAAGTCGGGTGGGGCCAAGAGCACGACGGCGACGGCAAGCATACGAACATCACCGCGACCTCGGCCACAGTGACGGGCGCGACGACGGTCGGCAAGCTGATCCTGAACACGATCACGCTGCCGCAGCGGACGCTGGTCGGCACGGAAAACGACTTTGACGGGCCCGGCCTGGTCGGCGCGTCACACTTGCGGATCACGCGCCATAGCAACCCGTTGTTGCTGAACGGCATCAACGCGACCGGGCGCGTGCCCGGGGATCTGTTGTTGCTCACCAATGGCGATGACTCCGTATCCGTGTCGGCCGATATTCACCTCCAATTTGAAAACGCCGGATCGCTCCCGGCGAATCGGTTTTGTGCGAACCCGGCGAGCCCCGGCGGCGGCGCGAATTTCGTCCTGAACGGTGGCCGCTCCGTGTGGCTCGTCTACAGCTTCACGCAAACGGGTACGTCGCTCAATTCCAACCCGATCCCGCGCTGGTACGTGGTCGATCAGGCGTAAAGAAAGGCTGTTGCTATATGGGCCCCCTTGCTCGGGCGTGTTGGCTGTTCGATCGCGCGTGGCTCGTCGCCGTCGTGTGGGCCGCCAGCGCGCCGCGCGCGCACGCGCAGCCGGCCACGCAGCTGAAAACCATGGCGGCGGCCGGGGACATCACGACCAACGGCGGCGCGGTGACCATGACCGGGACGGCGGGCATGGCGTCGCTGTTGATCCAGACGGCGGGCACCTTTAGCGCCACGTGGGAATTGCAGTGTTCGGGCGACGGCACGACGTACGACACCGACGACGAGGTACCCGTCACGCTGCTGTCCTCGACGCCGGTCCCGGCCGACACCGTCGCGACCAACGCCGCCGCGCTCTACACCGCGACGATCGCCGGGTGCCGCGCCGTGCGCGTGATCACGACGGCCATGGCCTCCGGCACGCTCACCGTCACGCTCACGGCGATCCCGACCGGCGGCGGATCCTCGTCGGGGGGGGGCGGGGGCGGCGGCGGAGTGGTGACCAACGCCGGCACGTTCCCCGTCCAGATCACCCAAGGCGGCAACACCGCGGCCGTTAACGCGTCGTCGCAGCTCAGCGTGACGTGCGCCAACTGTTCCGGCACGGGCGTGTCGGTCAATGAGGACGTGGCGAGCGCGGACGGCCAGGCTGGCACGCCGGCGTACGCGATCCGGAGTGACACGCTCACGAGCACCACGAGCGCGAACGGCGATTATCAGCCGCTCAAAACAACGGCCCTCGGCGCGCAGTGGGTCACCCTCGCCTCGAGCGCGGGGACGGAGCTCACGCCGTCGACCGACAAAGCGGAGGACGCCGCGCATACGAGCGGCGATACCGGCCCCGTGCTGTTGTCGCGCCGCATTGACACGCCCGCCACGAGTGCCGACACGTCCGGCGATTACGCGACGGTGAACACGGGCCCGGAGGGTGCCGTCTACGTGGCGCCCATGGCGACGGCGGGGATCAGCGCGGGCGCCCTGACGCACGCCCTGCAATCGGCCGCCTCGACCAACGCCACCAACATCAAGGCGACGCCGGGCAACGTCTACGGCATCCACGCGATCAACACGACGGCGACGCTCTATTACCTCCGCCTCTACAACCTGACGACGGCGCCGACGTGCTCGAGTGCCACCGGCTTTGTCGAAACGATCCCGATCCCGGCCAGCGCGACCGGCGCGGGCGTCGTGTTGCCGTTCCCCGTCGGCAAGGCGTTCGCCACCGGGATCGCCTACTGCCTGACCGGCGGCGGCACGAGCACGGACAACACGAACGCCGCGGTCGGCGTGTTCGTGGGGATTGAGTACAAGTGACCCTCCGCGCTAGGGCGGCCCTCGTCGCGGCGTGCGTGGCCCTCAGCATGGGGCAGAGTCGCCTGCGGTTTGTCGGCCCCGTCACGGGCGGCGGGGGCGGCGGCAGCGGGATCACGTTCGACGGCGGCTTTGACGGCACCGGCACGTTTGCCGACGGCCAGGTCGTGACGATCACGCGCGCGGCGGGCAGCTGGGGCAGCAAGCCGAACGGCTCCAAGGCCCTCTATTACTGGCCGCTCGAGGCCAATCTCAATCCGGACGCGACCTATTCGCGCACGACGACGAACCCCTCGGCCTGGTCGGCGGAGTCGGCGTTTAGTACCGCCGTCCTCGCGCCGAACGCCGCCGGCAGCGCCCGCATGGATGTGACGTGCCCGATCACCGGCGGGGGCAATTGCGTCATGGGCCCGGAGGGCGGCGTGCCCTTCTCGGGCGCGCAAACCTACGTCTACACGCGGCGGTACTTCCCCTCCGCGCTCGACCCGGCCAGCTTCAATCTGAAGTTTCCCCGGTTCTGGCCGGTCAGCGGCATCAATAACTTTTACGAGGGCCACGACGGCGTCGGCGGCGTCACCGGCGATCCGCGCTACAGCACGGAAAATTGCCCGTCGCCGCCCGGCGGCGAGTCGGTATTCGGCGGCCACGGCTTTCGCCAAGGGCAGTGGATGGTCGACGAGTACGAGGCGCAGCAATCCTCGAGCCCGAACACGCGCGACGCGGAATTTCACCATATCCGCAACGCCACGTACGCGTTTCCGCGCGCGACGCAGCGGTGGGTCACACAATGCACCGGCCTGACCAACGCGCAGGCCGTCGTCTACGGCGAGCAACACTCCAACAACGTCACCGCGAGCCCGTGGTACGTCTATTGGGATCTGCACGTGGTCGACGATTCCTGGTGCCGCGTCATGATCTCGGCGGAGTCGACCTGGAACGTATCGGGTGCCGTGTCGACCGGCAACGCGGGCACGGAGCGCACGCGCGAGTGGCAACCCGTGTCGTCGTGGGCGGCGGCCTCGATCACGCTATTGATCCAGCGGCGCACGCTGGCGCTGTCGGGCATGTATCTATGGGTCATTGGCGGCACCGGCTGCACGACCGCGACCCGGATCGGACAATTCCTATGAGGACGATCCTCGCCGCCGCGCTGCTCGTGTGCGCGCTCCCGGCGGGCGTGTCGGCGCAAGTCCTGCTCGCCGGGGACAATAACGCCACGTACGCCAACGCGAAGGGCCTCACGAACGGCGTGGCGCGCTACATCACGGCGGGCTATGTCGCCGTGGCGTCGGGCACGGCCACGCAGGGGTGCGTGCGCCTGCTCGATTGGGCGGGCAGCGGTAGCAGCTTCAAGATCATTGTGTTCAACAGCGGCGGCACGCAGCTCGCGATCAGCAATGCGACGGCGTCCCCGACCGTGCTCGGCTTTGCGTGCGCGACGTTCGCCTCCCCGCCGACGATCACGAGCGGGCTGACGTACTTCCTCGCCGTCGTCGTGAGCACCGGCCAGGTCGATTGGTACGCCAGCGCGGCGACGTTTCAGGGCACCGACTGCGGCGGCACGTACTCGTTCGCGTCGCCCGGGGGCGCCACGCTCGCGGGCGCGACGGCCAACATTGGCGCGAGCGGGATCTACGTGCAGGGCGCCGGCGGCGGCGGCGGCGGGGGCGCGACGCCCGGCCTGCTCACGTTGGGCGTGGGCGACGGCCAGTAAACGGCCGCCGCCCCTCAATCCTGTTAGCTGGCCGCCTGCTGTCGCTCGGGCATCCCGCCGGGGCGCGGGTGCCGGGCCCGGATCTGCTCTTTCGCGGTGCGTGGCAGTTTGGGCTTAGGCGGCTTGATCGTGTCGGGCTTTGTTTCGTCGGAGTGGAGCCACGCCTCGGCCCCTTTCCCGGGGAGGTTGGCGTCGAGGACGCACAACGCGACGAACACGGTGCGCTCCCCGACGCCCTCAAGTCGCAACAGATCAGCGGGTGTCGTGCGCGCCAGCGCCTTGGTTGAGTCGACGCCGATCGACTGCAACGCGTGCGAAAGGTTCTGCGCGGCCTTGAAATTTGGACAGCCCAATTCCGTCACGCACAACTGTCGCGTGTAGGTTTTCGGGCCGACCTTGAGGATCGGTTCCTCACGCCACCAGCGATCGTAGCTTCGAGAGAAATGCATAGGTTACTCCGCGGCTGACGCCTCCGCGCTCGCGGGCGCGGTGGCCGCCGTGTGATTGTTGTTGGTTTTGGCCTTGGCCTTTTTCGCGGCCTCGATCTCGGCGCGTGAGGGCGCGCCCTGCTCTTTTCGATCGACGCCGGCCCGCTTCGCCTCGGCCCAATAGGCTTTCATGCGCTTGCGGATCGCCTCGCGCTGCGCGGCCGTCCACGGCGTACGCACCGGCGACTTGCGGCGACCGCTGCCATTGGCTTTCGTGCGGAGCTTGCGGGACGCCGCTAAGTCTGTTGCGAGCCGCGCGCGTGCCGTCCCGTTCACGTGTGCCGCCGCGCCCGTGGCTTTATAGCCGAGTGATTCGCGCACCAGGTCGCGCGCGAACCGTTCCAAGTCGGGCACGGCTTTGACTACCTCCCCGATCTGTTTGCAAAGGTCAACGAGTAGGGATCGCGCACCGCGTTTGACCAAGTCGGACGTATCCACGAATCCTCCGATCTGAATCGGCGCTAAGGGCGTATCCTTAGCGCACCTGTTTACATGTACCGTGGCACGAAAGTCAAAAAGAATTTTCGCTAGGCCCTTTCTACCACGGACTTGAGGCGGCGCTATGCGCTTTGACCCAACCGGGCACCGTATCGCTTACACGCTCGGCTATGGCGAACCTGCCGCGACACGCCGCCTCCGCGTTGTCGTGGCCGACCGGAGCGGCACGTTCCTGGCCGAGCTGGCCGGCGGTCATGAGCCGGAATGGTTCACAACGGACACGCTCTATGCTCGTTCTCTCGACGGGAGCGCGGGCGAGTCATTCGCGGGCGGCTACACGCTGCACCTCCGGGGGGCCAACGAGGGCGACCTCAGTGCCTCGGCCTCCGTCGTCGCCTACGCCCCCGACCGCGCGCACGGCGTCACGGTCACCGGGCCCTCATACGGGCAGACCTATCCCGGCACCTTTGAGCCGAGCCTGAGTGAAGGGCACACGCTCGTCGTGCGTGACCTAGCCTCCGGGGCCCTCCGCCTCGAGCGGTTGCCCGGCTGTCGCGACGCCGTCGCCACGGTGCCCAACCTTGGCCCCGGCACGCGCGCCCGGTGGGGCTCGCAGACTGTCGTATTCGACACGGTGCCCTTCGGGCGCGTCTCCGGGCGCGTGACGCCCGACGCGCCGACGGTCGACCTTTCCATCCCCGGCCGCACGTGTACGCAGCCGGTGGCCTTGTGGACGGGCTCCGCGCTGTATGTGGGCCTCGTGCTCGACGAGGGCGAGCTCGTGCTCGCGGAGTGGGGCTCCCTCGAGCGGCACGAGGCGCGCGGCTGGCGCATTGGCGTCAGCACCGGCTCGGCCTTTGCGTGGGATCTCGCCAATAGCGCCGACGGCCCGCTCGTCGCCTGGCTGACGCCGGAGGGCACGCTCGCGACGGCCCTCGTCAACGTCGCCGCGCCGCCCGTGTCGCTCGCGCCGGGTGCGCCCATTGACCCGCCGATCGAGCCGCCCATTGAGCCGCCCGATCCTCCGATTGACCCGCCTACGACGGAGCCCGATATGACCGCTGCCGACATTCGGCGCTATGTGGCCGAGCTAGGAAATGATCTGTTGTTCGGTGCCGTGCAGCGGTACCACGGCGACGTGCTGCCACGCGACCGCCCCATGGACGGGGCGATCAAGTCGGCCGCATGGACGGAGGGCGACCCCGACTTTTGGACGGGCGACGTTACGACCGGCGGCGCGAATGGGTTTTTCTGTCGGTCCTATGTCAGTGAGTACCTGATCGCGCGCGACGCCGGCCGGAGCGCGGCGCAAGCCTCCGGCGACGGCTACGACGCGGCGATCAAGGCGTACAACCACGCCGTGAACCCGCCGCCGCCCCCGACGCCGGGCGCGGTGAAGGGCCCGATCGGCGTCGCCGCGCGCGACTTCACGGTGAGCTAAATGGGCGCCCTCCACGCGATCCGCGGCGCGTCCGTCCTCTCGGCCCTCCGGCCTGGTCACAACTACCGGCCCGCGCTCGACGAGGTCTTTAGCCTCGGCTTTGACTTGGTGCGCGTGTTCTGCGGTGCGCTGCCGTGGGCCGGGCAGTCGCTTGAGGACGTGTACGCCAACCTGCCGACGTTCCTCGCGGAGTGCGAGGCGCGCGGGCTCAACGTCTATCTGTCGTTCAACACGGAGGCGGGCACCGGCTACGACCTCGAGGCCCACGTCGACCGCGTCGAGGGTATCGCCCGCAATTTCCCCGTCGTCGTGCTGCGCGAGGTTGCCAACGAACCGTGGCACGACACGCAAGGCGGGCGGCTTGAGCCGGGGCGGTGCGCCGAGCTCGCGCAGCATATGGCCTGGCCGGTCGGCCTCGGCGCAGCGCCCGACGACGAGTCACACGAGTACGCCGGCGGGGCGTTCGCGCCGGTGCATCTCGATCGCGGCCGGGACAAATGGAACATGGTGCGCCGCGTGCGCGAAATGTTGCAGCTGTCGCTCGACACCGGCAAACCGGCGTTCAATCAGGAACCGATCGGCGCGGCGGAGGTTAGCGACCCGGGCCGCCGCGAGGCCGACCCCGCGATCTGGTACACGATGGGCGCCCTCAATCGCCTGTTCGTCCACGGCTCCGGCGTGTTTCATTCGCAGTCGGGCCTCGACGCCGTGCCGCTCGGCCCCAATCAGCGCACGTGCGCCGTCGAGTACCTGACCGGCGTCAACGTGTGGCCTGGCGCGCACCACGTGCAGTACCTCAACACGGGGCACGCCGGATCGCCGGTGCTGTCGGCCGACTTCGATTACGTGTGCCGCGTCTACTCCGGCATCGACGGCAACGAGGGCTTTACGATCGCCCTCGGCATCGTCAACACGCTCGCGGATTGCAAGATCGAATGGGGCAACGGGTACAGCCCGGTCAGCGTGATCCGCGAGCTGCCGGGCGTCACCGTGTGGCACGTGCGCTGGAACGGCTCGACGACGCGCGATCACAAGGGCCCGCGCGAGGGGCCGCGCTAGACCTTTTCGAGCACGACGTGAATGTTCGCCGTGTAGGCGAGCCGTTCCCACACGTGCGGGATCCGGTTCGCCAGCCAATTGAGCGGGGCCAGCGCCCGCCATACGACGATCTCATTGACGACGACGCGCAGATCCTTGGTCGCGTCGTGCGGCTCCGGGTAGGCGGCCCAATAGCCGTACGAAAACCAGTGCGTGTGGGTCATGCGGTACGCGCCCGGGTTGCGATAGTGCGGTACCCAGATTTCGAGCCGCCCGCCGGGCTTGAGCATGCGCGACGCCTCGGCCATGAAAAACGGCACGGACGCCTGATGCTCAAGCCCGTCCTTGCAGTAGATCAGATCGACGGTGCCCGGGGCGACGAACGTCCACGGCTCGCCAAGGTCCGCGATTACGTCCTGGCCGAGCGGGACGGCGTCGACATTGATCCAGCCGGGCTCGCGGAAATGCAGTCGGCCGCAACACAAGTGAACCCGAACCGGAGCGGCAGGCGAGGCAGAATTTATCATCGGATCGAGAGTAGCACGGCCGGGCTAGGCGGCCTCCGGGCCGTCGTCGGCCCGCTCGTGGGCCAGAAAGGCGCGGGCCACGGCGACGGCTTGCGCGTGCCCGGCGAGGGCCTCGGCGCGCGTGGCGTACCGCTCCTCGAGCTCGAGGCCGTCGACCTCGCAGATCATCGTCTCGAATAGCAGGGGCGGCCCCGGGCGCGGGGAGCGCCAGCCGAGAAAAATGGTGCTCACGTAGCCGGGCCCGACCTCCGTCCGCGCGAGGCGGAAATCGGAGGTTGCCCACGCGACCCAATCCGCGCACCGGACCGGGTTGCCCGCCGCGTCGAGGGTGTAGAGATCCAGCATTTGCCCGCCCTCCCTGCCGGTCCTGATACAACGGCTGATACAACGGACCCCCCTTTTCGGTGGTTTGGCGTGGAATACCGTGTTTCAGGATGGGCTGATTTTATTGACGTGTTTTGAAAAGGCAGGCAGGGAAAGCTCCGCCAATCGGCTTAAAAGGCGTCTCGTTCCCTGCCCATAATCCCTTCCACTACTGCGCTTTAGCGGCCGTCTTGGCCTTGCTGATACAACCGCCTGATCCAACCGATGCGGCCTGCGCGGCCTTGGCCGCCGCCCGGCCCGCCTCGACCGCCGCGTCAAAGGCGTCGACCGCCCGCCGGTTCGCCCGCGCATTCGCCGCGGCCGTATAGATCCGCGTCGTGGCTTTCGATCCCGGCGCGTGGAGCATGAGCCGGTTCACGGCGTCGAGGTCGTCGGAGGCGTCGAGGGTGACCGTCCCGAACAGGTGCCGCAAGCTGTACGGATTGAGCCCGGAGCCCGGGGCCACCTTGGCGACGGCGCGGGTAAAACTCTGCCACATGGAGGACACCGAGAATTCCTGCCCGCACGCGCCCGCGTCGACCAGCTCCCGCAGGGCGGCCATGCCGTACGTGCTGACCTCGACGACGCGCCGCTTGATCCGCTTGCCCTTGCCCCGGCCGACGATCACAACCCGGCCCCGTTCCCAATCGATCTTGTCGGGCTGCAAGGTCATGATCTGCTTTTGCGGCAACCCGGCAAACGCGATCACCTTGAGCCGGATTTTCGTCAGACTGATCTCGCTCCGCCGCTGACCCGGCTCGATCGCGCCAAGGTCGGGCATGGCGTCGAGGATGCGATCGAACAGCTCGATCGAAATATTCGGCGGCGGCGCGACCTCGTCGGACTGATCGAACCGCTCCACATCCTTCACGGGATTGTGGCCCCGCTTGCCGCCGAGCACGGTAAAGAAACTCATGATCGCGTTGCGGTAGATGTCGACCGTGCGATCGCTCAGCTCTTTCACAACGCGCCCGCCCGCCTTGACCGTGCGCCCGTCTTTCGTCGTGCGCGTGGCCCGGGGCCGGCCTCCCGCCTTGAGCCGCGCCAGCATCCCCAAGATGTGAACGGGTTCGATCTGATCGCGTCGCCTGGTCGGGCCGAGCATGCCGATCATGACTCGCAGATCCCGCTCGCGGGCGTCGTACGTCGGCATCCCGATCTGTTTTTTGATCGGGAGGTAGTGGGTTTCCAAGTCGTCAAGCAGGGAGCCCTTGGCCCGATCCGGGCGGGCCTTGCGAAGCTCGGTCTTGGTATCCCCGATCCAGTCGGCCATGACCTTGTACGGCGTGTCGGCCGGGAAGCGTTTCGTGCGGCATTGCGTGCGGCCGATCGACGCCTTGGCGATAAAGCCGGTCGGCGTGCGGCGCACGTTTTTGGGGAGCGGCGGCGGCGTCGTGGTGCGGGCCATGGTGTTCGTTGTCTCTCAGGGGCGGCTAGGCCGCGTCTACGGGCTTGTGCGTGCGCGACGCCGGGGGCAGGACGCGAAGCATACGCTCCGCTCGGCCGCCCGCCGGGATCTCCGATCGGGCTGCGACCGTCAGCCCTGCGCTTTTCCCCGTGCGTGCCGTTCGGGGACCGCCGGAGTCGAGAGGGTCCACGCCTCATGCACGAGGCGGGTACGGGCGGCGGGCTCCATGGCGCGCCAGAACCCGCAGAGTTTTTCAAACTGATCCGCGTCGGGGATGTTTTGCAAAGTTTCGCCTCCAGTCCGTGCTAGGGGGTCCGACGTTACGCCCGGATCGGCATCAGGATCAACGACAACATTCTTAGGGGAAACCCCTGACACGTGACCTAGCTCGCGGAGCGTGTCCAGATAGGCCGCTTCCTCGCGCTGGCGACGCCGGTACTGCGGGCGCGCACCGTTGGGGTTCCACGGCGGGCCGAGCACGTCCGGATCGACGCCGAGCAATTTCGCGACTTGCGCCCGGCTTTTCAAGCTCATCGCGCGGCCGTACTCCCATGCGGCGACGGCCGTACGCGACTTGCCGAGCTTGTCGGCAAAGGCTTGCTGAGTCAGTCCCTTCGCTTCGCGTAATCGCTTGAGGGTGGCTCCGGGGGCTGATGTGGGGGGCATCTGAGTCATGCACTGAGGATAAATTTTTTCGCGTGGCAAGTCAACACGTCACGTGAAAAAAGGTATTGCCACGTGTCATGTCGAGGCGTATGCTCCGCGCCATGCGAAATACGCTCTACATCCGGCGCCACGAGCGGCGGATCTCCCAAATGGCGCTGGCCCGCGCCACCGGGATCCCCTTCTACCGCTACTGGAAACTCGAGAACGAATACGTCGACCCGCGGCCGTCTGACCGCGAGGCCCTGGCCGCCTACTTCGGCGTCTCCGACGCCGTGATCTTTCCCGACCCGCCCGACGCCGCCGCGCCCGACGACGCCGCCGCCCCCGTCTAACCGCGTTCCGTCTCCGGCCGGAGGTCGCCATGCGTAAGCCCGTCCACGAGTCCACGCTGCCGCCCATCCTCGACGTAGAGGACATGGCCGCCCTGCTCGGTATGTCCGTCAGCGGCCTCTACAACGCCATGAAGCGGCCCGGGTGGCTGTACCCGCCGCTGCCCAAGCTCGATCGCGCGCCGCGCTGGTCCCGCGACCAGGTCGTCGCCACGATCGCCACCGTCACCGCATTCGCTGCGCGCCGCCGCGCCTAATCGGCCCGGCCATGGTCACCGACGGTCGCCCGGCGATCGGGTGCCTCTCCGTGATCGCGCTCGCGCTGCTCGTGTGGGGGCTGCTCGGCTACATCGCGTGCGGCTGCTTGAGGGCGTCGTGATCCCTTGGCGCTGCCATCTTCGGGCACG